GGTGGAGGCGGGGGAGAAGCCCCTCTTTTGGTGGGGGGGCGTCCGCAAAGCGGACATCCCCTATTGGCCCGAGAGGTTTCTCGAAGGCCTCGAGGAGGAACTCGAGGGCCTAGAGGAAGAGGAGAAAGAAGCGGTGGCGGAGAGGGTACTTGTCGGGGTGCTCTTAGGGGAGATCGTTCGCAAACTACCCGACAAAGACCGGGAGCAGTTCAGGGAAAGCCTCCTTCAGTTGGAGGAGGAGGGCTACCTCGAGGCCGAAATCGCCCTGAACGAGCTATAACCCATAGACTGGAGCAGCAGCCGCCGGGAACCCCGGCGGCTGCTAAGTTTTAGGTATGGGACGTGATAAGAAACGGAGGAAGCCCAAGCCCCGCCTCTCCACCCCGGAAGAGATGACCCGCCTCAAGACCCGCAGCGGGGCCGGGCCGCACCGGAGGCGCAAGCGGGAGAAGAAGCGCTATAGGGCGTGGGAAGTGGAGGACTAGGCCTTCGCGCTGACCAGAGCCCAGACCAGGGCCTCGAGGAGGTCGTGCACCACCCGCCCCTTCTTCGTCAGGACCCTCTTCTCCAGGTCCACCAGCCCCTCTTGGGCCAGAATCTCCGCCCCCGGGGGCGTGGCGCCGGGCCGCCAGCCCACGAGGGCCAGGGTGAGGACCCAGCCCCTCTCGGGAAGCCCCAGGCGGGCGAGGTGGGCCCCAAGCTCCTCGGGCTCTACATCTAGGACCCACGCCAGGCGCTCGTAGAGCTCCTTGTGCTTAGGGGGGAGGTGGCCGTTTAGGTAGGCCTCCTCCAGGTCCTGGGCGGTGGGGCGAAGGGCGGGCTCAGGCCGCACCGCTACCACCCACCTTCCAGAGACGGGAGTACCCCTCGGAGCCCAGGTACAGGCCCACGATCTCGGGGGCGTAGACCAGGAGGAGGGGGCGCCGGCGGATGAGGCGCCGCCACCCCGAACCCGGCGGGGCCGTGGGGGCCTTGGCCCGGAAGGCCCAGGAGGACCGGCTCCACTCCGAGAGCCACCACCCCTCCTCGCATTCCACGATCGCCTGCACCGGCACTCCCTCGAGGACCTCCCTGATCACCCCCTCCACCCTATGCCCGGAGGGGAGGATGATGTGGGCCCCTCGCCTTGGACGCAGCCACAGGGTGAAGTTGAAGTGGTCTAAATAGTGGTGGAGCTTCCATTTCGCCAGGCCCATCTCCCGCTCCACGGCCATGAGGGGGCGGTTTCCCCGCTGGAGGATGGCGTTGATGAAGTGTCCCCTCGCCTCCGGAGAGGCCCACCAGAGGGCGGCCTCATGGGGGTCCTCCCGGGGGCGCATGGCCCGGACGAAGCCCACGCTTTGGGCGTAATCGGGTTGGTGCTCCACCAGAAAACGGACGACTTCCGGGTGGTCGTGGGGGTTCCTCCACTCCCCCCAGGGGTCTAGGCGCTCGAGGGCAGCGATGTTCTCCATAGCCACTACCACCAGGCTAATGCAGAGGGACCGTCAGGGCGGATAGGGTATGGGGCATGGAGTGGCACGTGAGCTCCACGCTACGGGCCGCCGGGCGGGTAGCCGCCAGGAAGGACGCTCCCCGGGACGAGCGCCAGGAAGCGATCCTCCAGGCGGCCCGGGAGGTGGCTCCCGTGGCCAAGGCCATCCCGATAAGGGACATTATCGCCCTGGCCAAGGCCTACGAGCCCCCGCCCAAGGAGGACCTGGTCCGCATGGCCAAGGTGGTCCTGCCCGTGGAGGGCAGCCAGGGGCGGGCCCTCTGGCTCACCCGGCCTGTGGGGCTAGACTTCCCCCAGCTGAGGCGCATCGTGGCCGAGGACCCCATCCTCAAGGCCATAATCTGGACCAGAATCCACCAGGTCCAGCGCTTCCTCCGGCCCAGCGCCCAGGAGTGGAAGCCGGGTTTCCGCGTCCGCTTTCGGGACAGGAAGCGGAAAGTGTCCCCAGAGGACGAGGCCCGCTTCGCCTGGCTTGAGCAGTACCTCCTCTCGTGCGGGGCCGAGTTTGACCCCCGCCGCCGGCGGGCCCTGAGGCGGGACAACCTTTGGGACTGGGCGGCCAAGCACCTCCAGGACTCCCTGAGCTTGGACGCCGCCCCCGTGGAACTCGTGCCCACGCCAAGCGGGAGGACCCACGGCTGGGTGCACGTGGATGGGGGGAGCGTCTACCTGGTAGACCCGCTGGCCACGGAGGCCCTCGAGGAAGACGTGCCCGAGGTGGTGAGGCGCTACGGCCTGGACCTTCCGGACCCCGGCCAGGTGGTGGCCGTCCTGGCCCGGGAGGGGCGGATCATCGCCTGGTACACCCACGAGGACCTCCTCTACCGGGTGCGGCGGCCCAGGACCGAGCCCTGGAGCCTGGGCTACGGCCAGCCCGAGCCGGAGGACCTTCTCAAGATCGTCACGGGCTTCCTAAACGCCCTCACCCTGAACCTCCGGGGCTTCAGCCACAACAGCATCCCCAAGGGCATTCTCACCCTCTACGGCGACTTCACACCCGAAGACATAGAGCAGTTCAAGGCGGAGTGGGACGCCTACGTGAGCGGGGTGCAGGGCAGGTGGCGGGTGCCGGTCCTCTTCGCCCAGGGCGGAGAGAGCCAGGCCGGGGCGAGTTTCATCCCCATCGGGAACGAGTTCAATGAGATGTACTTCAGCAAGTGGATGACGTTCCTGGTGGCCATCAAAGCCGCCCTGTACGGAATGGATCCAGAGGAGATAAATTTCGAGTCCTTCACCGCCCGGCCCTCCACCCTCTCGGGCTCCGACACGGAGGAGCGCCTGGCCTCGTCCAAGGACAAGGGGCTTTGGCCCCTTCTCCAGTTCTTGCGCTTCACCCTCAACGAAATCCTCTACACCGTGGACCCGGATGTGGAGCTGGACTGGACGGGCCTGGAGGTGGACCAGCAGGCCTCTCGCCAGGACGAGGAGAAGATGCTCACCCTCGGGGAGTACCGGCAGCGCCGGGGCGAGGCGCCGCCCAAAAACGAGGTCCTGGCCAACGCCCCGCTCAACCCTGCCCTTTTGAGCATCTACATGCAGAGTCTGCAAGGACAAGGGCAGGAGGCAGGACCAAAAACCGAGCAAGAAGGGGTCCCGCGGGAACCCTCCCAGGAGCTTGGCCCCGGGGACTACGAGGACGAGAGGGGCCACCGCTGGCGGGCCCACGATGAGAGGCCCGAGCCCCCCGAGGACGACCTCCTGGGCAAGGCCTGGTACCCCCTCGAGGGCCTAGGCGGCCTGGGGGAGGACGATGGGCTCTGAGCGGGACATTTGGGCGCCGGACGGTGACCCCTGGGTGGCCAGGATGGAGGGGGCGCTTTACGCCCTCGGGGCCAGCTACCTCTACCACGTGGCCAGGGAAGCCGGGGAGGCGCTTGGGCTCCGCCTAGACGAGAAGGGGCTAGCGGAGGCCCTACGGGTGCGTCCCCTGGCCAAAGCCCCCGGCCCCTCGAGGGAGGAGGCCATGGCCCGGGCGGAGAAGCTTTACCGGGAGGCCCTGGCGGGCTACGACCGCCTACCCCCCTCGCAGTACCGGGAGCTGGCCGAGGCCGTCACGGAAAAGTGGTACGCCGAAGGGCGCCTCGAGACCCGGGCCCAGCGCCGGGCCGTGGCCGGCTACCTCCTGGGGATGCTCAGGGGCGGGCGGAAGGTGGGCCTGGACTGGAGGGGACTTCTGGGGGAGCGGGAGAAGGAGCGGATCGCCTACGTGGCCGCTAGGGCCATGGAGTACGTGCGCCGGCTGAAGGAGGCCACGAGGCACGCCCTGGCCCGGGCCATGCTCCTTTGGTACGGGGACGGGGGTGGCCAGCCCAAGGACCTAGAGGAGCGCCTCCTTGAAGACTTTGGCCAGCTGGCCCGGGACTGGCGCCGGGTGGCCATCACCGAGGTGGCCCACGCCCGGGCGGGGGGCTATCTGGCCGCCCTTCCCGAGGGGGCCATCGTGGAGTGGAGCGCCGCCCCGGACGCCTGCCCGGTGTGCCGGGCCCAGCACGGCAAGCGCTACCGGGTGCGGCATGGCCCCGGAGACCCGAAGACCGAGGTGTGGCCGGGCAAGGGGTGGGAGCGGGGCCCCGCCATCC